AATTTACTTCTATCAACCATTATATGTACGTCTATATCAGATTTAGAAGTATAATTATAATTTGCATTACCACCAGTAAAAATAATATCTTTAATATAATTTTTTGGTATATTGGCAAATTCTGCCCATGTTTCAGCAAATGTTATTAATTTTAATCGTACTTCAGAATCTAATTTGCCTCCAGTCCATAATGAAGGATTAAGTTCATCATGATACTGAAGGCTAATTTTAATTTCTGTTAAAAAGTTAGTGAAATTTTTCATATTGAAATCCTAGTGTTTTCAATATTTATGTAATTTTAAAAACTATTTAACCTTTACATAACTCGCTTTAATAGTACGCTTTTCAAGAATTTCAAACCCTGCATTGAATAGCATTTTTTCTACAGCATCATGATCATACATCCAAATATCATCATAGACGAAAACTGAACCAAGGGCAACTCGTTTCAAGAAAAATTCAGTTTCAAAGAACAAAGTTTTATTATCATGTGGGCCATCAAAGAAAACGAATGCATATGTATTTTCTATCTTCTTTTGTTCCTGATAGACTGGGACACCATCAGCATACCGATTAAAAAATTCAACATCTTCAAGACAAAAGAAATTGAAATTTAAACCAGCAGAATAAGCATAGAAATAAAGTGATGGAATAATTTGATTACGCATAGTATTATCATAATCAAACCGATACGGTTTAGTAATTTCCTTTGAATTTGGATCACCCTCTAATACCGTATCGGGATAATGCAATTTCATATTGAGGTTAGTACATTCAATTTCGATATTACCATATGGATCAATACAGAACATTGACCGATTTGTATCGTCATTGTGATACAAAGTGTCGATAATCATCTTAGCGGAACCGCCACGACGAGTACCAATTTCGACAACTGCTCCTTCTACTCCTTTAATTTTTGCAGTGGCATTAACTAAAATATCATATTCTTGTGAATCTGTACCAAAAATTTCATCTGTATTAAACCGAATAATAGCCATTATAACTCCTCAATATCCTAATTTTATAAGTTCAACATTTAGTGTTGTAGTACCCTTTCTAATGAAATCAAGTTCTATTGCAACACCTTTAGTAACATCCAAATCCCTACCTCGGACAAATGGGCCACGATCAGTAACAATAACATTAACTGACCGACCATTATCTGGATTTGTTAATTTAAGCTCCGTTCCAAATGGGAGCGTTTTATGGGCAACTGTTCTGCCATATGGATTAAATCTATCCCCATTCGCTGTTCTTGACCCGTAGGAATACCAAGAAACCCTTGCGTGGGGGGCGAGTATTGAGGGTTGCGCCCCAACAGTTTGGCAGCCACCCAGTAAGGCAGCAAAAACCAATAGACTTATGATTTTACTCATTTTATATTTATACTATGAAAAATAGGATAAGTCAAGTAAAAAATTTGGTTGTAGCAACGGGAATTGAACCCGTATCTAACGCTTATAAGGCGCTTGCTCTCACCATTTGAGCTATGCTACGTTAATGTTTATGCGTAATTTGCGTGAAAGGATGTGAAATAATTAAAGTTAGAAGGTTGATGTGGGCTACCTTTAACAATTTCATCAATTATTTTCTTAATGAGATCAGGAATTAAATGACTATTTGTCATATTAATCACAACACCTTCCTCAATAACTGCACCTATCGCAAAATAATCGCCAAAAAGCAACTTAAATTTTGCCATTGCTTCTTCTCTATTTTTAAAAAGACCAATGAGGATGCAGTCAGTTGCACCCTCACCAGTCGCAAAATAGTTACATGTAACTGTGTAGTACATCATGCAGCAATCAATTCTTTAAGACGGTCAGCACAATAGCTGGCAGCAAAGGCATCCGGTTTAATCATTGGTACAACATTACACATACCACGAATATAACCAACAGCTTCATTAACTACACAAGAGGAACCATGCATTACATCAGGATTAATATCAAGGTGAACTTCGAAATGACGATCACCAATAGCTTCTTCGAGATCAAGATACATTTGTGCCGCTTTGATAACTTCATTCATAAGTCGAATGGATGGTTTATCTTTTCGTTTATCAAAGATTCTTTCAGTTGATACTTCACCGAATACTTTACCGCCTTTGTTGCCATCTTTGTGAATGACAACGGCAACAGTATAATCTGCATACCAAATTTTATCTTTATTACGATAACATTCAGAATCTGCACCGATGTAAATTTTTGATGTTTCAGAAGAGTTTCTGATAAATTCTCTAACTTCTTCTATATCAAATTTTTTCATGATTACCTCAAATGTTGGAGCGAAGTACGGGAATCAAACCCGTTTCTTTAGCTTGGAAGGCTAAGGCAACAATCAATATACCAACTTCGCGTTATAATTTATTTAGTCAATTGTAATGAGTATTGTAATAAAATTCTTTATTTAATAAATATCTTTTGAGGAGCAATTTATGATTTATTTATATGTCAAAACACACAATATAACTGGTTTAAAATATTTTGGTAAAACCACAAAATCAAATCCAGAAAGATATAGAGGTTCTGGGAAATATTGGAAACGTCACATAAAACTCCATGGCTACGATGTAACTATTGAAATAGTATACTTTTCTGAAGATGAAAAATTATGTTCTAATTTTGCTTTACAATTTTCAGCAGATCATAATATTGTTAAATCACAATTATGGGCAAATCTACAAGAAGAAAATGGTATAGATGGAGCACCAAAAGGACATATTGGACACAAATTTACTGAAGAACAACTATATGATTTATCTATTATTTCTAAAGAACGATGGACCAATGATGATTATAAATCTCAGATGTCGGAAAAATTTAAAGAAAGTTGGACCGAAGAAAGAAAACAAAGACATTCAGATAAAATGACTGGAAGAAAACGTCCAGATCACTCAGAAAAAATGAAAGGTCATATAGGTCATACAAAATGTCGTGGTGTGAAGAAACCAATGGGTCATGGTTCTAATGTTTCCAAATCTTTAAAAGATAAACCAAAATCAGAAGAACACAAAGAGAATCTTCGCAAACCAAAGTACAGAATTTGTAGATTAACAGACAAAAAAGAAATGTCTGTTAATCATTATACTCGGTGGTTAAAATCACTTTTCTTTGAGTAAGAAAGAATTACTGATGACTTTGAATGAATGACGTGGATTTGTCAAACTTTTAAATACAATACCTTCGGCAATAGGATGACTGATAGAAGGACGATCTGCCATATCAAGCATCTGTTGTACAGATTCAATATCGTTAATATCAATAATACCAAGGTTAGGGGCTTCTTTAAAGGAAGCATTAAGGGAAATAAGATTACCGATTACCGATTTGCGTTCCTCATAATCCATATATTCTTGTTTATCAATATCAAAAATATCAAAAACGTAGAGATCAAGAACCTTGAGATTTTCACGATTACCTTGAACGCCTGGACCCATCAATTCGCCCTGAATGGCGATATTACGACCATAAGATTCAAGTGCAGAAATAAGATTAGTAGAACGTGCAACCTTCCAAAAAGCATTTTCTTCAGTTTCGGTCAAATCAAGATTACGTGAGCATACACCAACATATCCAGATTTGCAATAGATAGTAGTAGAAGAGCCATCTAACTTAAGAGTCATTTCATAACGACTAAAGGTTTTCTTATACCGAGAAAAATATTTGAATACATTTTGGACACGTTCTTGATCAGTCTTGAGAATAAATTCAGGGAAATTACCACGCGCCTTACCAGCAAGAGAAGGATGGAGTGGTGCTTCCCACTTTTTAATACCAAGTACTTCAGTAAGATCATCACCTTCTTCCATTTGCCCATGATCAGCAAATTCAGACAGAGGAAGAATTAAACCCTGCGAAACCTGCCCACGAAGCTTAATAGTTTTTAGTCGGAACCCCTCAATATTATCCATAACCTTGTAGGATGATTTGCGAAGAAATTCAAAGCGTTCAGTCATAGGAAGGAACGAATCAATTTCAAAATAAACTACAAGATCACCAGCTTGAAAGTTATTGGACTTTTGGGTTACTAATTTCCAACCATCAACTGTTGCACATACAATATTATCTGCATCAGGAATTGCTTCAACGGAGGCAATTTTACGAACAGAAGCCAATTTACGAATCACATCATTCATTATATATCTCCTTATTAAATTACAATTTAATATAATTTAAAAATTTAAATTAGTCAAGAAAAAAGGGGAATTTCTTCCCCTTAATTTTAGTAGTTGTAACGATCAACCATAATGGTTTTCATCATAATTCCTTCTGGTGTAAAATCTTCCGCTGCAAGGACCGATTTCATAATCGCAGGAGAGAAACCAGAAATAAGACCAACATTAGGATGGTTAGACTTTACAGGAACATTGCCATACGAAGCATTCAAATTCCAGAATACAATCTTTGGAAGTTCATATCCTTTATCTGTATACTTGCGAGCAATCATTTCCATTGCTGAATCATCATAATTAGTGCATTGATTAAACTGCATGTCAGAAAGAATCAAGATAGTTTCCGGCATTTCACTTTGTGGAACATTGTTCTCAACAGCAACAGAAAGAACCTTATTGAATGCAGCATGAAGGTTTGTGCTCATACCCCAATCAGAACCATCCATCTGATACATTTTCTGAACAAGATTACCCTTCAAGTGAAGCAGTTGTGGTTGATGAGAAAAGGTCAAGAAAGTATTCTTAAACTTACCCTTGTTCTTATCTGCAAGGTAAAGGCCAAGCGACAAGGCAACATCAATGCACATAGTACCAGACTTAGAGCCTGATCCACCTGCAGGGCAATGCATTGAACCAGAAACGTCAACCATTGGAAGAATGTTAGCATCGCCAACATAATTAGGAAGCGCTTCCCACTGAGCCAATGAAACCTTTTCGTCGCCCATTCGGAGAGATTTGATAACATCGTAAGGATAAAGAGTTGAAGCATTAACCTTAGTTTCACCAGTAGCAAGACCATCACGATACTTCTGGTATCCTTCTGGATCATGCTTGGTAAAAGCCTTCTGATAACGAGAAGCCGCAACTGAAGGAACATGATCATAGGTGATCTTATCCCATTCCTTAGCGCACATCTGCTGTTCAACAACCTTAGTCAGTTCAACAAGAGTCTTGCGATAACGCTTTGGAGTATAACCAAGGAAGTTGCGGAGTTTAACAGCAACATCACCCTGACGTGGCATCCACTTAGCGCAAAGACCATTCTTAGCATCAAGAGCATTCTTGATCATTTCAAAGGCACTTGATTCTAGATCAGTTCCAATAAGAACAAGCAAGTCATCCCAACGACCAAGTTCAGGAACCTTTGCCATCAAAGAACGTGCACGATCAGTGTCATTCTTAGTAAGTTCCAAAAGAACATCGCGGAAAATTTTACGTTCACCCGCACCGCCACGAACATCACGTGACCAAAGGGCAATACGTCCAGCAATAACAGGATTTTCTACGTAAGCCGCAGTAAATGCAGGAATGATGTTTTTACCACGAGAAGCACCAATATTATAGAAAAGGTCAACACATGCATTAGCAGTTGACTTGCGAGCCTTCATACCATTTGCAGTACGAGAAGACTGATTAATAACAGCATTGGTAAATGTAGACATGATTTTTCTCCAGATTCATTTTTGGGTCAAATTTACAGGTTTGATGTTTTTATTTGCGGAACTGAATCTAACATAACAGGATTGCTTTTTTGCTTTTTTGATTAAGAGTCAAGTGCATATTATTTGCTGCAACAATCCTAAAACTTAACAGGATCAACTTGGTTTTTTATGCAAAAAAAATTTTAGTTGCTGAACTGATCCTAAATTCATATTGTATGAAGATATTATCATACAAATTATTATTTGTCAACCTATTTTTTGAAGCAATTCATTAAAAAATACTTCAGAAGGTTCGATTTTTTTGGGTTCCTTAAGATATTCAGAAATATTTAGTACGTTATCAGGAAGTTCTACAACCTCGCCTCGATAATCACCAATTACATTCATGATACGTTCACGTTCGTTCTGCATTACTTCCTCGAAAGAGGATACACGATTGACAATAACATTTTTGATGACCTCGCGATCCATATATTCTATGGTCTTGACCACCCGAATGTTCAACTCGCTGACCTGTGAGAACTCAACATCAGAGACACAGTGGTCTAGTACGACAAATATATCGGCAAATGAGCGATATACCTTTGGTGGAAGTCTAACACGAAAACCAAAGTTTTTTTTGTTCGTAAAGTTAAGATACATACGAGAAGTACATGTCTTCTGCTTTACGCTCATGCGCCATCCGGCTTCCTGCATCTGGCGAGTATCGGCAACAAATGGGTCGATGTTGAATACTATAGGAATATATTTATCAAACTTTTCGGTATAACCGCGCCAAGTATAATGTTTGTATTCTTCTCGATATTCTAAATCATCAACGTTAACTGTATCGGTAAACATAATAACTCCTTATATTAGAAATTATTAAGCAACACCGTTGTTGAAATCATCAACCAACTTCTTAGCTTCAAGATCAAGACCACGAATAACAGTCTCAGCTTCATCGCGCTTAACTGCGATAGCCTTAAGCTTTGCCTTGACACCTTCGAGCTTAGACTTACGAAGATCGCCAGTCACCTGAGACATAAGAGAAGCAAAATCAGTCTTTGCTGCACCATTGTTCTTTTCATTCTTTTCATCAGACATTATATATTCTCCATAATTTAAATTAAAATAAGTTTGGTGCC